AATTATCGAATACCAAAGTGGCCGCAACACCCGCGCTTACGGCGGTGTTTATTTGCAATCCCTCTTTGACACCGTTGAAATAGCTATCGGAAATCTTCCCATAGACGATCTGAGCAGTCGATGCGCCAAGCACGATGCCCTGACCATCCGATCCGCCATTCGGCCCGACGATATAGTTGCCGCGCGATCGGAGGTTGTTCACGACGCCGTTCACCAGAAGCCATGCCGACGGAATCTGGTAACCTGGCGCAGTTTTGATTCGGTCCACCGTCAAATCGTTGATGACTGCAGCGTTCCCGGCGGAATACTGGTTTACTAGAATCGCCGCTGTTGGACCAGTGGCCGTATTGGAGTTGATTGTCAGGCCATCGATAGTGACGGCGTCTGCAGGCGTCTTGTTAGCGAAGTTGATAAACTTTTGGTTCGATGAGCTCACACCAGGCGTCCACTGGCAGTCCTCGAACTTCAGACCCATTAGATAGCAGGACTGATACGCCATCCCGATGAGCACCGGATCACCGCCATTGCTCGAGCCGACCGAGCAATCGGCGTGAACATCCTTCCATACCATATTCTTGACGGTAAGGGTATTTTGGCCATCAGCAGACGCGGGGGCGACGCTGGATGTTTTCGTGATGCCAAGCATTCCGCATGATGTATTCGGAATTGTGCAATAGCCATTTGACACTGTCACATTTTCCACCGTGCCGACGCCGGAAAACTCCGAGCCTTGAATCTGGTCATAGTCAGCCAGCACCGAAAATGCCACGGACGCCGGCGTGATACCGTTTAAGTTCCATTTGACTGCGAAACCATCTACGGAGATGTTGCGAACGTTCCCGGTACCTGCGCCGTACCCGGAAGGCCGCGTGCCTGGAAGAAACTTCACGAAATTTCCAGTGCGCGTCACACCATTCAAGCCTGTCGCACCATAGTATGCGCAGTCCCTGATGCGGACGTCGTCAATATCTCCTACAGTAGGGCCGCTGCGCCGCCAATCCCAGGCGTTAAGCGCAATAAAATCGTCATTGGAATACCCTGAGCAATTGACGATCTCGATGTGGCTTGACGGCCCGTTGATGTGGATAAAGTCCCGGTTCAGGTTCGGAATCATATTGGCGAACCGAGCATTTTGCCCTATCCACTGCACGAAGAAGCCATTGCAGTTGTACGGATACCGCACTTCACACGTGAAGTTGTTCACGCCGATCATGGCGATTTCGCCTTGCACCCCAGTCAAAATCCCGGTACCGCCGCCCGTCAGGCCGGTCTGGTTAGCGGAGTTCCCGTCAATAGTGCCGGGACCATAGAAGCTGATGTCTGTGTCAGTGGACGGAGTCGCTTGCAGCGCACCGTAATTGATGAACATGCTAGGCGCATACGATGCTGGCTTGCGAATCGTTACGCCTGCGCCGATGTACAGGCTGGTGTACGAGTACATCACTACTTGGTTGATGTAATAGACGCCAGGAAGGGTGATTGCTACGATGCTTTTCTGCGAGGACTGCGCGGCAATGATGGCATTCTGAATAGCGGTTGTGTTTGCTGCTGCCGACCCCGTAGAATTCGCCGTCAATGCGAGTGACACGTCGTTATAGACACTGCCCTCTCTCATTGAAATGAATGCAGAAACATCCGAAACCGAAATCGGAGTTTGACCGTTCCATGAGTACAGACGTTCCTGGCCTGTTAGCATAGTTATTCCTGAGGTACGGTATCGCCGGGTTGATATACGTTGTAATGCTCGCCATCGCAGATGATGGTAATGGCGTCTTCCGGAATCGGCTGCGAAGGAAATAGAAACTCACCATCAGGCGCCTCAGTGCGGGCTACGGGAATCGCGATCATGGGTTCAGGATCTCCACGGCATAGGCCTCTAGGGTCACAGCATCTGCAGTGTTTCCGAGTTGCGCAGCCAAGACGATGCTCTGAGAGAGCGAGGTATCTATGGCGCTGGTAGTCACCGCCCCAACCGAAGAGCTATAGGAGCTTGATACCGCCAGAGGTCCGGCTACTTGAGAATTCGCTGCACCGCGGTTCCGGATGATCGTCAGAACCTGCAGCGATTGCGCGGCGGTCGTCGAGTACCCAAGGAAATCAATTCCGCCAAACCGGACCTTGAAGGACTTGGTATTGGCATTGTTCGGAAGCGACCACAACGTAGTAATGCGCAAAGACCCGTTCACGCCCATCGCGCCCGCAGGAACCGCAATCGTGGCTAGCGTCGTTTCGCTTAGCGTGCCGGTTACCGAAGCCGGGACGGCGGATTGCTTGAGCACACCGGCAGCAGGCAGTCCAATCCCGCCGCCACCACCACCCGTATAAGACGATCCACGCAACATGATTATTCCTTGGCTTTAGGTGGGCGACCACGACGCGGCTTTTCTGGCGTCGATTCGTCTTTCTCGCCAGGATGCTCAGATGTGGCAGATTCAACAATCTCGCCACGCGCCGCCGCTTCTTCAAACGCATTATCCACTTTTACGTACGAGCCGTCAGCCAGATACACCAGCTTCGGGTATTCGACGTATGCAACAGGCTTGGGCGGCTCGCCCCAGACGATATAGCAACTGCCTGCGAGCTTATTGATGGTCTGCTGGTCCATGATTTCTATGTGAAAAATCCCCCTAGACCTTTTGAGCCTAGAGGGATCGATCGGCCTAATCAGGCGTTATACGCGGTCCGCGACTACTGCACTCCACTCGGGCCTGATGGCGCTAAAGCCATACAGGATATCGAGACGGGTTATGATGTCGTCGTTCGTTACGTCATACGCCGAGATCATGCGCATCGACACGCCGTCATACTCAGCACGCGCGGCCTCGATCACGCCAGCCGTCGGCATTTCCAGATCCGCCGTGGCCAGGGTGAACGCTTCCGGGTAGAACGTCAGGTTCTTACGGAAGGTCGCGCCCGCAGCGCCAATCAGGGTAATGGCCGCGCTGTTGGCAGGCGATGCGGTGACGGTATTGAACGCCGCCGGAGCCGGGGTGATGGCCGGGTAGATCGGAATCGACGTCGCGCCGCTCGACACGTTGGCCGTTACCACAAACTGGCGCAGCTCGCCCTGATCGCCGCCAGTCAGACGGTTGATGGCGTTCACACCGGCGATGGTGATGATATCGCCCTTGTTCAGCGTGCCGGTAATGGCGTTCGTGGTGAGGGTCGTGCCGGTCTGCGAGGCACCATTGACCGTACCAGCGGTGAAGGTGCCGTTGGTGTGCAGGATCGAGGTTTGATCGTAGAGCCAATCGAAACCAAGGGTATCCTTCGCCATCAGGCCCGATTCGTACTGGTCGCTAATCTTGACCTGCGGATTGAACAGGCCCGCCAGCGAGGAGACGGTACGCGCTTGGGTGCGAACGTCTTGAATCACCATACGATCCATGCGCGGAGCTAGGTTCAGATCCAGCAGCGCACCAGCCTGCAGCCACGTATCGGCTACCGGGGTCTGGACAGCGCCGGTGCCGTCGAAGTTCGCCACCAGGTTGCAGGACGAGTCAGCAACGGTCATCAGATCGGCAGCGACAGCAGCGGCAAGACGATTGACAGCCGGGGCCAGAATGCGAGAGCTGTAGTCGTCCAGGCTCATGGTCTTTTCGGCGGTACCGAAGGCCACGGCGACGTTCTTCTGGGTAGCGACGGTCAGCGAGGTATTCTGCTCGCTGGTGCCCTGCGGGGTCACGGCCTTACCGGTCGAAACGGTATAGTCGTTCGGCAGGCGGATGCGGAGGGTGTTGCCGATCTTGGCACCCGAACGGGCGAATTGATCGTCGTATTGCTTGGAGACCGTGCGCAGGAAGGCGTTGGTCTGGACGAACAGGCGCAGGGCTTCGTTCGTGATTTGGTTGATGGTAAGAAACGAGTTCGTTGCCATTTAGAATGCTCCGGTTTTATCGTCGCCGTTTGGCATGCTGATTCCGGTAAGCAATCCACGCTTTGGTGTCGCTCGGATCAGGCACGCCCTCGGCAGATCCCTTGCCGCCGATTGGTTCGACAGGCTCAGGCGCTTTAGACACAGGTTTTTGCAAAGCCTTGCTGGCGGTCTGCGTGAGCTTCGTCAGTTCCGAGGCCATCCGGGCCGGCGTCATCTTGCTGATCCGCTCGAATTCATCGAAGTTTTCCGGCTTGCCGAGATACCACAGCGCCTTATGGACGCCATCGACCTCAGTGGCCACTGACAGAAATTCCGTGCTCAGGCCGAAATACTGATTCAGATTCCCGATGGAGGTATCGAAATCAGCGATTTCCTTCTTGCCGGTTTCTGCGACTTCGTTGCATCGATTGTTGAATCGCTCAACTGCGCGATCCTGTTCAGCAATCTGTTGCGCCAACGTCCGAATATCACCTTGAACGGGCTGATTCGGCTGCGGCTCACCGCTTTGCATTGCTTCTAGCTTCGCTTGGAGTTGCCGGGCCGTTTCTGCGGCTTCAGCAGCTTTACGCTCTGCTTCATGGCGCTTTGCAGTCAGCTCTCCAAATCGCTTCTTTGCCCATTCCGGCACGTCTGCGGTGGATTTCTGCTGCTCTACTTCCCCTGTGGCCTGCTCAGGAGCATTATTCACGGCCTCTGCTTGCTGTTCGCCTTCCGGCGCGGTAGCAATTCCGCTCTCGATTTCTTCCATGATTCCTCATGTGGATTAACCCGGTTATACGTCCGGTAACGTCACGATTATATACAGATTTTAAGCCGGCGCTTTGTCTTTCTCGATGCAGGCTAATCGGATTCTGGCCTTCAGATCGGCTGAAGCACGGTCAAACTCATCCTGCGAGATGCTGTCT